TGCAAGTTCAGTGCCCTCAAGGGTGAGGTGTTTTGCAAGCGCCACCTCAAGCAGTCCCTCGGTGAGACCGAGCCCAAGGAGCCCAAGGCCAAGAAGGAGCCCAAGGCCAAGAAGCCCGACCAGCCGGTGCACACGCACCCGCTGACGGAGACTGACGAGGCCTGCAACCTCTGCGCCTCGCACGGCAACCCTCTCACGGACGCCGAGGCGGACTTTGAGGTGGTGGTGGCGCCCACCAAGGCCCCCACCATCGCCGAGCGCCTTGAGGCCCTCCTGAACGAGGGCGAGTCTGAGGAGGAGGACGAGGAGACGGCGCAGGTCCCCTACCACGCTCACGAGGAGTCGGACGATGAGATTCACCTGGACCAGGAGGAGTACGAGGAGGAGGACTAGAGGGGCCAAGCAGCGCGCAAGTGAGCAAAGCCAGCGTCTTGTAATCGCACTAGTGTTACAACCCACAAAGTCGTCATAGCCGTCCACACAAATAGGTTCTCCTCCCTTTGCGTCTTAAACTTGTAGACAGGCCCCACCACCTTCCCGAAGAAGGTGTCGTCGTCATGCGTAGCACCCGTCACCATCTTTTCCATTTCTGTTAAAGCACATATCGACTGGTTAGTGGCCCAGTGTAGCATGATGAACGGCACAATCAGTAGGTGCATTGACAGTAGGCGTTCATTCCCAAAGAAAGGCGTCAGAATTATAAATAGGAAAACCAGCCAGTGTATAAGTTTAATTATTAGTTGCACAAACATCTACTAATATATGTCAAAAAATTCGTGTGTTGTCCGCCTTAAAAGACTCTGAGGGGGGTTGTAAGACAACCGACCAAATGTCTTACAAGCGCCCTATCCCTCGCACTCGCCGCCCACAGGGGCCGACCCAGTTTGTGTCTAGTGCTCTGCCTGGCGGCGGCGTGGCGTCACGATGGGTCAGTGGTGTGCCCAAGGCGCGCATCCCTTCCGGGCACCCCAGTGTGGTGGGGCAAATTCTGGATAAGATGCGTCAGGGGTGTAACCCCACGAGGCCCAAGCAGAAGGAGTGGGCGCCTCCTATCAACCACGAGTTTGTAGCCAAGCACATGGAACAGCCGGAGGCGTTCCTCAAGCGCTGTGAGGACTGGTACCTCGAGCATCCGCGGCCCGATGCGTCCAAGCCAGAGACCCCAGTGCTCGATCCCGCGCCACTGGTTGAGCTGTTCGCCAAGCACCAAGACTGCCGTCCGCCGTGTGAGGAGATGTGCGCCGCTATGCTCGCTGCGGGGCACACGGAGCTGCGCGTCGCCAAGTACAGGCAGTGGTGCCAGAACATGGAGGACACCGCAGACGAGCGCCAGGCTGTGCTCGACCTCATCTTCGCCAAGTTCCCGAGCGCCAACAAGCCTACGCCCAAGGTCAAGGCCAAGAAGGTTATCAAGGTTGTTAAAAAGAAGATGCCCGACACTATTAATGAGTAAACGTTGGGCGGATATGACCGACGACGACCCCATCGAACCCTGGGCCCATGAGGATGATCTTGAAATACCAGTTGTCGTTTCCAAGCACGGAATTAAAGTCAAGAAGTCTAGCTACGTCCCTCCCCACTTGCGTCAGGATAAAACCAAGCCTCCAGTAGATAGTAAGAAATGAACTGCGATGTCTGCGGTGACCCGTTCAACCGCTCCACCAGGATGCAAACAAAGTGCCCATACTGTCCTTACAGCGCGTGTTCAGGATGCGCTGAAAGGTGGCTGCTCGAGACCACACACGATGCTCACTGTATGAACTGCCGCAAGGCTTGGAACCGTGAAATCCTTGTGAGCAATTTCAGTAACAAATTCGTCAGTCGGGACTACAAAAACCGCCGCGAGTCCCTGTTGCTCGAGCGCGAGAAGAGCCTTTTACCAGCTACACAGCCTTATGTGGAACTGGAGCGCAAGGTCCGCGAGGCTGATGTGATGATAGCCAAGCTCAACAGGGTTGTCCAGCGCCACACCACAAAGATGAATGAGATATTCGCTCTTCAGCTGGGACCGTTTGCCGTTGAGCACGGTCTGGACAACGAATTTGATGCGCAAATTTTGCGCCACAAGATGGCACAAGAGGAGCGAAAGATCATCAGTGGGTATGCTATCGATATCCAGCACCTCGAATGGTACCAGCACCAACTCAACATCCGTCTAAACGGAGGCCGGGTAGAGACGGAAAAGCGTCAGTTTGTACGCGCGTGTCCCGTGGCGGACTGCCGTGGGTTTCTGAGCACGGCGTGGAAGTGTGGTATGTGTGATAACTGGACCTGTCCAGACTGTCACGAGGCAAGGACAAGGAGGCGGATCACACGTGCGACCCCAACAACGTGGAGACGGCCAAGCTCCTGGCCAAGGACTCACGCAACTGCCCAAAGTGCGCGGCTATGATTTTCAAAATTGACGGCTGTGACCAGATGTACTGTACGCAGTGCCACACCGCCTTCAGTTGGCGCACGGGTCACATCGAGACGGGTCGCATCCACAACCCTCACTACTACGAGTTTCACCGGCAGCGCGGGACCCTTCAGCGCGAACCAGGTGACGTGCCGTGTGGAGGCTTTCCAGACTGGCGGGTGGTGTTGTCGTTTTTGCCACGGGCCCATATCTTCTATACTCGGTTTGCGAACGCGCATCGCACGGTTGATCACGTCCGGTGGGTCGTTGTGCCCCGGTACACGGTCAACGCTGCCCAAGACAATCGGGACCTGCGCATCAAGTTTATGATCGGAGACATAAATGAGGATGAATTTAAGAAGAAGATTCAGCAGCGAGAAAAGGCCCGGCAGCGCAAAGGGGAGTTCCACCAGGTGCTTGAGATGTACACGACCGTCCTTAGCGACCTGTTCCAAGGTTTCGTGGCGGACAGGAACTGCTCGGACTTTGCCGAGGCGCTCGATGAGCTCCGTCGGCACTTCAACACAACCATGACGAGCGTGTCCAACAGGTACTCGAAGTGTGCTATCCCTTTCAAGCTCGGTGAAAATTTTGAATTCATATAGTAGGATGTGGCTATTGATACTAGGTCTTGTAGCTGCCGTTTTGTTTTTAGTAATAGTCAGACGGACCAGCACGTTCAGAGAGGACAGTATGTTGCCTAAAATAATATGGACGTTTTGGGACTCAGATAACCCCCCTGTATTTGTTAAAAAGTCAATAGAAAGTTGGCACAGGTATAGCCCCGACTTTGATATTCGCGTCGTGACTCCTGCCACTCTTAAAGAATATTTACCGGATGTAGATTTCACGGCTAAAAGAAACGACTTTATTCAGCGCACATCGGACTTTATACGTGTTCACCTAGTTTCAAAATATGGTGGCATATGGTCGGACGCTTCTGTAGTTGCGACCAAGTCGCACAACTGGTTGATAGATGAGCACAAGGTGCGAAAGTTCGACTTTTTTTCATATCATAATCCACGTGACCAAGTTCTTCCAGAGTGTCCGGTAGTCGCCAACTGGTTCTTTGCCTCCGTGCCAAACGGTAATTTTGTTACAAAATGGAGGGACGAGTTTGAGAGAATAAACGAGTTTGAAAAGATTGAAGACTATATCGCCGATATCAAGGGTAAGGGAGTTAACCTCCAGAAAATACCAGACCCAGGGTACCTCACACAGGACTGTTCGGCCCAAGCAGTACTCCAGACACAGATGACTCCCGATGAAATAAAGCGGACTATGTATATGCTCAATTCAGAGGACGGGCCCTATAAGCATTCACACACCAACGGTTGGGACCCAGTGAAGTCGATTAAAAGCCTATGCGACACACCTCAATCAGAACTCCCGGACCTTATTAAAATATATGGAAGGGAACGTAGAGCAATAGATGACGACAGTCAACTCGAGTGCGCGTACAAGATATTTGAATAAAGTAAAATAGCGCTAGATATTTAGATGATAAATGGAGAAGATATTCACGAGGCTCCTCGGTAAATATTGGATTGTTTACCGAGGTCGTGAGGTTGCTCAAGAAATTTTTAAACAGATTTGTACAGACGCAAAAGCGTACCTAAGGCGGGTCATGTCGGCAGAGTGCTCACTGATGGATTTGGACGAGCCAAAGATGGTGAGGTCAAAATCTACACCGAACCTATTAAAAATAAAGAGGACTTGGTCATAAGAGATATGGCAGTGTCCCTCTTTGCCGGGTGCGGCGGGGACACTTTAGGACTTGAACGCGCAGGATTAAAGGTCCTGTGTTTTTCTGAAATTAACAAAACGTTCGCGTCTAGTCACCTAAGTAATTTCCCGGAGTCTATTCATATTCCAGGGGATATTACTACGGTAAATAGTGAAAAGTTTAGAGAATATAGGGGACGCGTGAAAATATTGTTCGCAGGGTTTCCATGTCAAGGGTTTTCACATGCGGGCAAGAAAAAGGCCGACGACCCGCGCAACCAGCTTTACCGGCAGTTTATACGGGCGACCAACGATATGCGACCACTTTTCATTATGGGTGAAAATGTGAAAGGTCTGGAGACGATGAAGAGTGGGCCCAATGCCACCGACCCTCTGGTACTCGAGTGTATCAAGAGGGACTTTGACGCTATAGGTTATTCAACTATGTCGCGCACATGGGACACGACGAGTTTTGGGGTGCCTCAGAAGCGCAAGCGCGTCATCATAGTTGGATGGGACCGGAGTCGTGTTTCAGATTTCCCACCTGATTTTTGGGATAAAATTAAACTACCGACGTCTATGCCTACTATGAGGTCATTCGTATCTAACACCATGGAAGGCGCGTACAGAATTCCTGAACGGTGTGTACCGGATGGGTTTGACACGTGGGCTCTCGAGGTTGAGGAGGGCGCCGAGCCTACGGGCACTCCCCACCCGTACGTGGTACTGAAGACTGACGCTAACCTACTGAGCTGTACGAAGCGCGACTCGCCTATTCACTCTGAGGTGATCAATTTGGACGCTCCTTCAAAGACTATAATTTGTACATATGGGCACCAACCACGGCTTTTGGTGGGCTTGCGCAAGAGGAGTGGCGCTGCGTACGTGAGGACTCTGCTACCGGACGAGCTCAAGCAGATACAGGGGTTTCCTAGGGACTATATTATCAACGGAAAGTTGAGTGAAAAGATTACACAAATAGGCAACGCTGCGCCGCCTCCTATGGTTGAGGCGGTTGCTCGGGCGCTACTAGAGGTTCAGCATTCATAAAGTCGTACACGCGCAGCTCGCACTTCTCGCGGTCGGGGTGGGTGAAGTAGTCTGTGAACTTTGCCGCACCTTTTTGCCCTACCATAGGACGGGTATAGTACGAGACGCCGCGTCTGTTCACGTCAACAGCCTTGAGTTTCTTATTATATTCAATTTCCAATTCCACCTGCTTTTGGATCAGTTCATCTATGAGCCTTTGCTGTTCCATGGAGCACACGTCACCACCAACGTATATAACGGTCTTGTTATACCGAGCGGCCGAGTACACGTATATTGTGTCTTGCTTGATACCACCGCTGTTATAGACGGGCTTGGACGTAGTTTTGTCTGTAGATTTACACTCGAACTTGTATACGGTCTCGCACCCGAAGCGTACGAGGAAATCAGGACTATGATTATTCCCATTAGGCTGACTTATAAAATGCCATTGTGGAATGGCACCAACGTAATGGATATCATAGCGCCCACTCCCAACCTTAACACGAATACGTGCTTTCTCATCTACAGGGCATTCGACGAGCCCGTTCTTTATGAAAATATCCTTCACAGCATCTTCATGCTTGGAGATGTTGTGAACGGCACCTGACGTGGCCGCGTAGTTCTTGAAGTAGGGCATGCGCCGCAAGTCATCTAGAACGGCTCTCTTAGACATTGAGGTTTCATATAGGGTCTGGACT